CATGCTTACATACCTTGCCATTGCTGCAAAGTATCGGCCCCAGTGGCTGGTTTGGGAGAACGTCCCCGGCGTCTTATCCTCTAACGGAGGACTCGACTTTGCCTCCCTCCTTCGAGGGATGGGGGAACTCGGGTATGGGTTCGCATACCGGGTTCTTGACGCTCAGTACTTCGGAGTGGCCCAGCGAAGGCGTCGCGTGTTTGTTGTCGGATATCTTGGAAACTGGCGACCTGCCGCAGCGGTTCTTTTTGAGCGCCATAGCCTGTGCGGGTATCCTGCGCCGAGCAGAGAAAAGAGGGAAGGTGCTTCCGCCACAATTACAACACGCACTGGAATCAGTCGTAACAACCACGAAGAGTGTGTAAGTTGGCTGGCTGAGATAAGCAGCACCTTAGACACTACCTTTGGCACAAAAATGGGTTTGGAGAATCAGCACGTTAACGCTGGTTGTCCCATGTTTGTGCCAGCTAAAGGCTTTTATGAGACTGGGTTTGCCCAATATCAACAAGCAGATGTTGGTGGAACTATTAAGGCATCAGGCGGTGTGTTGGGTGGCGGTAGCGAGACTTTCTTGGCGCAGCCTATTGCATTTGACACCACCCAAATCACCAGCAAAGCAAACTACAGCAAGCCCCAAGCTGGTGACCCATGTCATCCACTGGCGGCAGGAGCTCACCCTCCAGCAATAGCACAGGCAATGGCTTTCCCTTGGCAGTCGGCACTTGACCCAATCGGAAATCCTACGGATCTGAGCGGCACGTTGGTTAAAAATCAAACGATGGCAGTTGCGCAACACTGCTATCCAATTAGCACCCAAAATGCTTTAGGTAGGGTCAATGGTTTAGATAATTGGCCTTTAAGTTTGGGGAATGATGGAGACCCAGCACCGACTCTTACCAAGTCACATGGTCATGGGGTTGCACAAGGCATGGCAGTCCGCCGCCTAACCCCCATGGAGTGTGAGCGCCTGCAGGGATTCCCTGACGGCTACACCGACATCCAGTCAAAGGGCAAGGCGACACCTGATGGCCCTAGGTACAAGGCATTAGGCAATAGCATGGCAGTGCCAGTGATGGCGTGGATCGGCAAACGAATTCAATTAGTTGAGGCTATCCATGCTCCGTGACTACCAACAACGCACCATTGACCAGCTTTACGTTTGGTTTGAGGCAGGTAACCGGGGCAATCCTTGTCTGGTGCTGCCTACCGGGTCTGGCAAGTCTCACATCATTGCCGCCTTGTGCAAAGACGCGCTGCAAAGCTGGCCGGAGACGCGCATTCTGATGCTGACCCATGTCCGTGAACTGATTAGCCAAAACGCAGAGAAGATGAGGTTTCACTGGCCGAATGCACCGCTTGGGGTTTACTCTGCCGGGTTGCGCCAAAAGGAACTGGGTGAGCCAATCACATTCGCTGGCATTCAGTCCGTCCGCACCAAAGCCAAGGAAATTGGCCACGTTGACCTTGTAATCATAGATGAGGCTCATCTGGTGAGCCACAAAGACGAAGGCGGCTATCGGACACTTCTATCGGACATCTATCGGACAAACCCAAATGTGAGGGTGATAGGATTAACCGCTAGCCCCTACCGATTAGGACACGGGTACATCACCGACAAGCCAGCCATATTCGATGCCCTGATTCAACCCACCAGCATCGAAGAACTTATCCACAAAGGGTTTCTATCAACCCTGCGAAGCAAGATGACCCGCACCAAGCTGGAGGTGGATGGGGTTCACAAGCGTGGCGGCGAGTACATTGAAGCTGAGTTGCAGGCTGCGGTAGACACCACTGACAAGAACCGATTAGTGGCCGCTGAGATTGTGCGCTTGGGGCATAACCGCAAGTCTTGGCTGGTGTTTTGCGCTGGGGTTGCCCATGCCCAGCACATTGCTGAGGCATTGAATAACGAGGGCATCACCACCGAATGCGTGACCGGAGATACACCATCCAATGAGCGTGACCGCATCTTGACCGACTTCAAGGCAGGGCGAATTACAGCATTAACCAATGCCAATGTGTTAACGACGGGTTTTGACGCGCCTGGCATTGATTTGATAGCCATGCTGCGACCAACCATGTCACCGGGTCTGTATGTCCAGATGGCAGGGCGTGGCTTACGCATAGCTGACGGTAAGACTGACTGCCTAGTCCTAGACTTTGCAGGCGTAGTCGAACAGCATGGCCCCATTACCGCCGTGAAGCCGCCACCAAAAAAGGGCGAGAAGCAGGGCGAAGCGCCAGTAAAGGTGTGCGACCATTGTCAGGAGATCTGCCATCTGAGCGTGAGGGTTTGCCCAGCTTGCGGTGAGGCATTCCCCGAGCCCGAGCGCCCTACCCTGAAGTTGCACAACCATGACATCATGGGCGTGGAAGGCGTGGACATGGAGGTCAGTAGCTGGACATGGCGCAAGCACATCAGCAGGGCTAGCGGCAAAGAAATGCTTAGTTGCACGTACTACGGCGGCCTATCAGATCTGCCAGTTACTGAGTACTTGGCAGTGACGCACGACGGGTATGCAGGGGAGAAGTCGCGCCGATTACTAGCTGAAATCGCGCATCATGCCGAGGTCACAATGGAATATGGCACCGCTGACCTGCACCAGATGGCGCAGCAAATGACTGAAGGCTTAAAACCATTATCAATAGAATTCAAAAAAGAAGGCAAGTTTTTCACCATACTAAAAAGGACATGGATATGAGACACCCAGAGCCACCAATTGTTACCCACTACCGCGCTACCGTGAACGCCGCGCCGCCACAAGTTTGCACGACTTGCGATAATTACACTAAGGACGGGGTTTGCTCACAATTTAATGAAGCACCACCAAAGGAATTTGCTAACGAGCCCGGTGAGTGTAGTTTTTGGGTATGGGAGGTGCCATTTTAATGGCAACGATTGGCAAACAAATCCGCGCCATTTGCGCCATCATTAACGCTCAGGGTCCAATGACTTACCGACAGGTAGCTGAGCAGCTCCCAATGATTCAACTAACTAATGTACACAAGTGCTTACAACGCGCCTGTATTTTTAGTATCGTAATATGTAATGATAAGGTTTACAACTTGTCACCTGACTGGAAGAATACGATTGAACAGTATGAAAAGTTAAATCGTAAGCCGAGGACTGTCAAAAAGAAGAAAATTATTAATTCAGTATGGAGTCTAGCCAATGTCTGATTCTTTACCAAGTGAGCACCTTGAACAAGTCAGATTAGTCTCATGGTTTCGGCGCAGTTACCCTGATGTTCGTATATTTGCAGTGCCAAATGGAGGTCATCGAGGTATTGGCCAAGGCATTTCTTTGAAAGCAGAAGGAGTTAGCCCTGGCGTGCCTGACCTTTTTGTACCGGCTTGGTCTTTATGGATAGAAATGAAGCGCAGCACCGGCGGCGTGGTGTCACCGGTTCAAAAGGACTGGATAGCTTACCTCAAAGGTATTGGCCATCAAGTCATTGTTGGCTGGGGCTTTGAGGATGCCAAGCGTCAGGTTTTGGAACTGAGCTCATCGTTAGGAACAAACTTACTTACTGTCACCCAGACCCAGGCTTGACACTTGCCTTGATCAAGGTCTTCGTATGTGAATCCCTCCTCTGGACCCTCATTGCTGATGTCAATGACGAACTGCCCGTCTTCCACCTCCGCCCCCATTTCCGGCTTAAACCGTGCTTCGCAACAATATTCAGTGTCCATGCTTTTCTCCTTCCCATTGGCTATCTATCCAGTCCATTGGGTCATGTGGTTCGTAGTACAAGTATTCCATGGCCTCCTGACGGCACCAGCCATAAATGGACATCAGGTGCCGAATCTTGTCAGTAATGTCATGGTCTAGCATTCTCCACTCCCGTTGCACTTAAAGCAAACAGCTTCTTCAGAATTGCTTTCGCCAGATCCGTTGCAAGCTGAGCAAATGTCAAGCTCATCGTTACAGGAATCGTTACTTGGAACTGGCTCAATGTTGAAGGGACTGGACTCAAGCCCCATCATTTTGCAGTAGTCAGCATGGTCAAGGTAGCCAGCCTCGCCACAGAACTCATCCAGAACATCGTTAAGAGAGTCAGCATCTGACTCAAATTCCACAGAAGTTCCGTTGTCTTGCCAAATTTGGTATTTCATGATGGTGTCCTTAGTGGGGGCGATCATGCTGCCACCAACTCAGTGACGGCAATAACCTGACCATCTTTACGGATTGCTGTAGCGCCCGTTGCTGGAGCATAGACATTGATCGTGCCGGGTGGCAATGCTGACAACACCATGCCGCTGACAATGCAGGGCAGCGGGACACCATTGGCATCGCGCACAAGACCCGTCACCGTGCCATAGCTGTTGCGGACAACAGGGACACCTGCCACCACCTCGCCTGTTAGCGTAGCAATGGTGGAGACACGGGCAAGCTGGCCTGATGGCGAAAAAGTCACATCACCGGCAGGCGTCCGCAGTGTGATGGCATGGGGGGTCAAATTGATCATACAAATCTCCAAGAATTGAAAATCCCTTTTTGCCTTGCAGCGTCAGGGCAGAGGATTAATCCTCTAAGGTGTACCTGCCGGTACGGTCAAAGCCTTGGCGGTCAACGCCAAAAACGTCATATCCATCGGCGTCGTAGCCGTATTCGTCATAGTCGGTCATGCCATTTCTCCAAGCTGCGCACGGGCAGCGGCCAGTTCAGAGGCCGACAGCGGGGAGCCATCGGCGTGGTAAACCCGGGCGTTACCGCCCTCGCCACCCAGATCAAACCAGCATGCCACTATCGTGGCAAGGTTGGTAGACCGACGGGCGGTGCGGTCTGGGTGGCCCGAAACCCCTGCGTCATTAACGCAAAGGATGTAACCGCCCTTGCTGGCGGCGTGAATGGTTGGGGTCTGAGCGACCCCATTTACGAATTTGGTCACTGTGACGGGTGATGAGTACATGATGTCCTTTTAGGGGCCGAAGCCCCGTTTGGTTTAAGAGTAAGAAAGACCCTGGAACTCAAAGGAATCGGCCAAGTCAGGAGCAGCAGACTTGCGAACAGTCAGCGACACACAAGCAAAGCCGTATCTCTCAGCCAAGTATTGCTTGGCGTCAGGAGTGTTGGCCACCACTGTAATCTCAGTTGCAGCAAAATCTGTAGGGGAGAAAGTGAAATCGGTCATGTGACCTCCTAAAAAGACCCTGTGCAAAGTGCTGGGGTATGGATAGAGTGTAACTGATTTTGATGCGTGCAACAAGTTTTATTGCATTGTTTTCTAGGTGTTTACCCTAGTAAGGTTGTTAGGGTTTACCCTTACATAGTTTGCATAGTTTATACATAGTGCATGGTGTATGTATTTTGGCATAGAGCATGTCAAAATGCATACTTTGCACACACACTCTAGTAGAGTGTGCAACTATGCATGACTTGCTGGTTGAATTTATGCATTTTTTTTGTCATTTTTGGTTAGTAGGCACTAACATTACGGGGTCATGTTCCAAAAGTACCAAATCATCGGAAAACTGAAAAGAACAGCAGCAAACATGGCTTGCAAAAGTTGGGTCAGGAACTTCTTCATGGCGCATCTCAAGTGTCACGGCAACATCGCCGTTCTAACAGTGTAACAGATTTTGTAGCAAGTGAAGTTATTTTTAGGATAAAAATTTTGATGGGGTACAATCTGTAACAGACAATCTGACCGAAAGGGTTGATTATGCAATTACGAACTGCTAGAAAAGATGGACCGGATAAAGGCGGCGCTCTGCCTGGGTCAAACAATGGCGGTGGTGCTAGGCCGGGAAGCACACGTCCTGCTGGGTCAGGTCGACAACCTGGGACTCCTAACAAGGTGACTCTGACCGCCAAACTGGCGATTGCTGAGTTTGTTGACGGCAATGCCCATCGATTGACCGGCTGGCTTGATGCCGTGGCTGAAGGCACCCCGCAGCTTGATGCTAAAGGTCAACAGGTTTATGATCAGGACGGCAACAAGGTCTATGTGACTCGGCCAAATCCTGAACGTGCGTTCAACCTGTTCCAAAGCGTCGTTGAGTATCACGTGCCTAAGTTGGCTCGCAGTGAGATCAGCGGACCCGGCGGTGGCGTGATACCGATTGCTGCCGTTGATCTTAAGGGACTGAGTGATGTAGAGCTTGATACTATGCAACAACTCTTGTCCAAGGCGGCGGGTCAATGAATGATTTTAAAAAGAATATTTTCTCGCAAGGGCAAACACTGTTTACCCAAAATGAGTTTAATCAGGCTATTTCTGAAGTTAGAGAAGAAATAGTTAATATGGCAATCCAAGCGACCCACATGGCTGTGGCTATGGAACGTGAAGCCTGCGCAACGCTTGCTGACAATTGTTTGGACATTGAGAAACTAGGCGAACAGATCCGCAACAGAATACCCGCCCAACGTCAATGAACGCCCCTCTCAGCCCAGCAGCAATGCTTGGCATGATCAAGCATGAGCAAGACCGACGACGGGCTGAGGGAAGCCTGTATGACTTTGTTAAGCAGTCATGGCATGTCGTTGAGCCTGGCATACCATTTGTGGCAAGCTGGCATATCCAAGAGATCTGCGAACACCTTGAGGCCATTTCATGCGGCGACATTCGACGGTTGCTCATCAACATACCTCCACGGCATTCTAAGTCAACCATCGTATCGGTCATGTGGCCAATGTGGGAGTGGCTGACCACGCCTGAGGCAAAGTTCCTGTGCGCCAGCTATGCCGGCAACCTGTCTATCCGAGACAATCTTAAGGCACGGCGCTTGGTGCAGTCGCCTTGGTATCAGGAGCGTTGGGGCAGCATGTTTGAGTTGTCAGGTGACCAGAATGCCAAGCAGCGGTTCGAGAACTCCAAGACAGGCTACCGCATTGCTACGTCCCCTGGCGGTATGGCCACTGGCGAGGGTGGCTCTCGGCTGGTGCTGGACGATCCCCACGGGGCTCAAGAGGCCCAGTCAGATGCCATGCGTGAGAGCACGCTGGAATGGTTTGACATGGTATGGTCAACACGGTTAAACAATCCAAAGACTGATGCCATGGTGGTGGTGATGCAGCGGCTGCACGAGCGTGACATCAGCGGCCACATACTTGAGGACATTAAAGGCTGGGAGCATATCTGCATTCCAGCTGAATGGGATGGCAAAGTGCGACGGACGGTGCTAGGTCCGTATGACCCACGCACAAAGAAGGGCGAGCTCATCTGCCCTGAGCGCTTTGGTGAGAAAGAGATCACGGCACTCAAGCAGCTGCTGGGCTCGTACGGTACAAGCGGACAATTGCAGCAAGATCCTGTGCCAAGTACCGGCGGCCTGCTCAAGACTGACTTCTTTGAACTCTGGCCACACGCTGACCGGCTACCGCAGTACGAGTACATACTTCAGAGTTATGACTGTGCATTCACCGAAAAGACCACCGGCGATCCGACGGCTTGCACAGTCTGGGGCATTTTTACGCACAACAAAGAGCGGCACTGCATGTTGCTTGATGCATGGGATGAGCACTTGAGCTATCCTGACTTGAGGACAAAGGCGGTCAAGGACTGGACGACTGAGTATGGTGGTGACAATAATAGTGGCGCTGGAATGCCTACTCGGGCTCGGCGACCTGACAGGATCCTAGTCGAGGCCAAAGCCAGCGGTCAGTCGCTGCTGCAAGATTTAAGATTAGCCAGAGTGCCGGCCATAGGATATAATCCGGGTAATGCCGACAAAGTAAGCCGCGCTCATCAAGCGGCACCCACTCTGGAGCTTGGACTATTGTGGATACCCGAGTCAAAGCGCAACCCTGGACAGCCCGTCAGCTGGGCAGCGTCATTCCTCAAACAGCTGAGCAAATTCCCATTGGCCGAGCATGACGACTATGTGGACACATTTACTCAGGCCATTATCTACCTCAAGAATGACGGCTGGTTTGAATTGCCACAAGCCAAAGACGTTGATGAACGTAAGCCTAGAAACAAAGACAAGGTGAACCCCTATGCCGCGTGATCAAGTCCGTGCTACGCCTCGTAGCGCCCCGCTGGGTGCATTGGCTGACCTTTTGGCAAAGAGTTATTCTCCAGAGCGCACCCAACAGATGCAGGGCGTGGCAAAGTTTCTGGATATGCCAGCAATCAGCGAAACCCTAAACCGATTGTCTTATGGCGAGCCACTGACCACTGGTGCTGGAGGACTTGGCGGCACCACACGGTTTCGCCCTGAAGTGCTTGACGCCGTTATGGCTGTAGCACCAAGCGCAGGTGCGCTCGGCAAACTTGCTGGCCAAGGGGCTTTGGCAGCAGGGCGTGCCGGCGCTCGCCTTGCTGAACGCGCTGTGCCAAAGATCATGGAACGTGGCGGTGTGGGCGCTGAGATGCTGCAAGGCATGAGCAGGGGCACGGTTAGCCCAATGGTTGTTTATCAAGGCAGTCCCCACAAGTTTGACCGATTTGATGCCAGCAAGATTGGCACAGGTGAGGGCGCACAGGCTTATGGGCATGGGATATATACGGCGGAAAATCCCGGCATTGCTCAAGGGTATGCAGACAGATTGGGTGGTGGGCAATTTGGCAGTACAAGTGCAGCAAAAGGCTCAATAGCCGACAGGCTTTCTGCTATGTTTGATAACGATGGTTCTAATTTTAGCAAAGGCTCAAGAGATATATCAACGATTGCAAAAAATTTGGCGGAAAAAACCAAAGTTGATGCAAATGGTTTGGTGCATCATCAATTTAAGGATGGCTCTGAATGGATTGGAAGCGAGTCAGGATGGGATGTAGCAAACACAGAAAAGTACCTCTACAAAGTAGACCTACCAGACGAGCAAATAGCCAAGATGCTGGATTGGGATAAGCCGTTAAGTGAACAGCCGTGGGTAATGAGTAGAGTAAAACCAATGCTGGAGGATTCAAACATATCGCTAGAAAGAATACCGCTTCTTACTGG